GCTATGTCTACCCTATCAGTTCCTGTGCCTCGCGGCTTTCAGGCTGACAGGTCGTGCGCTCAGCGCGTAGCCGTCTCCCCTTCGTTAAAGGGGCCTTCAGATAAATCCGCCCGCGGTTCTGAAGTTAAACGGTGTAACGAGTGCTGCCGGAGCACTCGTGAAACCAAGGAAGTGATCCACAATGGATTACAGTTGCTTCGGGTTAGGTATGGCTTGCCATACTCTGAACTTCCGGACTGTAGTCCTGACCAGCTTTCTCGTTTCCTGAATTTTCTTTTGCTACAGGGTAAGGAGCGGACCTCTGTAGCCTTCCCGCGCCGCCAGGGCAGGGTAGATAAATCGAGTCTCTGTACGGTACAGAGACTAGGGCGTTCTGCGCGCTGGGAGCTTGCTCACAGCTGCGCGTCAATTAAACGCAACCTGCCAATGGGTTGCAGACACCACTCTCCGTCAGCGCGTTCTTCGTGGGAAAGGAACGCGTTCTCTCAACCCCCACCTTCATCTCCCGAGTATCTCGCTCACGTCCGGCGTGTAGCTACTCGGCTCTTCCGTCCCGGTTGGGATCGCAACTACCGCTCTTTCGTCGAGGGTCATGTTGCGAACTCGACCTCCCGCTTCCCATCTCGCTCTCGGGCGGATGTTCTCTGGCGGGGTCGGCAGGAAGAGTTTCTCAACGAGTGCTTAGAAGAGTCAGACCTACCGCCTGTTCTCTCTGCTCGTTACAAAGAAGTTTTCACCACTGGCAAGTTTAGGCCTCTTCTCGTCTTTGACGAGAGGGTGGACTTACTTGCCCCCTTGCACCGTCTGATGTACTCACATCTCGAACGGTCCACTGATTGGCTTCTTTGCGGTCCTCCGACCGAGAAAAGGATGACATCTGTCTGTGTCAACAAGTACCAAACCTCGGTAGATTTGGTAGCTGCAACTGACGGCCTTCGTCACGACGTGACGGAGGCACTCCTCGATACTCTTTTCTTCACCTCTGTGAAGATCCCTCGTAGCCTTAGGTTGTTGGCCAAGGCTTCGCTGTCTCCTCTCTTGGAGATCGAGGGTGGTTATCGTAGAGTCAGCCACGGACAGATGATGGGTTCCTATCTCTCCTTTCCCCTTCTTTGTCTTCACTCTTACTGTGCTGCCTCCTGGGCTGCCCGGTTCGACGTGAACGCTAGGTTTCTCGTGAATGGTGATGACACTGTCATATCTGCCTCACGATGTGTTACTGTGCAGGACTACCCCGATGGGTACCGACTCAACAGTAGCAAGACTATCCTAGCGGAGAATGTAGTAGAGGTCAACTCTACTGCGTTTCTCAGAATCAAGGGGAGATGGCGCGAGGTACGCCATCTAAGGAGAGGTGGGGCTCTGACCAATTGGGAGGGGATGATGCACATGGCGAAAGCCGTGGCGTTATCCCCTGCTTGGACTAGCGCGTTTACGCGGGCTAGGATTGGTCGGAGATGGGGTTTTCTCCCGTCTCAACTAGGTCACTGGACCTATCCTTCTTACCTGCGAGAGAAGGAGATGAGGCGTCGTCGTCACCCGACGACTCTGCCACAGGAGCCGCTTGCGCCGGTTCCCTCATCGTTGCGTGTGATCCGTGGTAGAGATCCACGGCCGTTGGAAGTCGAAGCCCTCCGGGACTTCATGTGGGCCAACGGCAGACTGGGAGGTTTGAAGAGAGACGTATTTTCTCCGTCCTGCGGGAAAATACGTCGGACATACTCTTACCGGTCCAGACCGGCATGGTCGTCTCTCAGCTTCGTCGGCTGGAGACCTCTCTCTCGTGAGTCTAGAGAAGTTAAAGACTCGGGTTACTTTCTCGTTCCTGACGAGTTTGTTACTGACGAAGAAAATTTGGGCCTATTCCAGTTGGACCTTTTGCGCCTGGCAATTGGTTCGCGGGCGGAATAGGGGGAAAGTTGGGTGGTTCCCACCACTTCTGGCCGGTTGTGTTCGGCTCTCACTTGTAAGGGTTAATGGCGGTCTGCGCTCAGCGCGTGAACCATCTTCCGAGTACCTCGTGGTAGAGGCCGGGAAATGGGGGCTTAATAGGTGCCACCTTACCATATCGGGTCTTGTTGACCAAGTGAGTTGCAGATCGTCGCGGGGCTCCCTGGAGCAGGACGACCGGGGAGAAGGAGTTTAGCGCCGCCGGGGCGTGGACTCTAGTGGGCTTGCC